GTGGCTTTCTATGGGGAAGTCGTCGCCTAACTCTTCACATGGGAATGGATTGATCACATGTGTAATAGATGCATGCTCAACACCTTCAATCGACACCATTGCAAAGCCGTGACCATGTTCGAATGCATCTTTAAACACTTGGTCTACTGACCCATCAATGCGGTGTCCTGCCTTAATCTCTGCTTCTGATGCATGCTCAATCTCAGACAGCTTGTATCCAGACAAACCAATCGACTTACCTGTTCTACTGATCACATCCACAATGGCCTTTTCACCAGTCACCTTGTAAATCACCATTAGTCCTATATGTCCTTGGGTTTTAACCCAGTCACCCGCTTTAAACTCACTCATGGCTGGCTCCTTTTTCCACAACATCCAATTCAATGATTTTGTAAACCTTGCCTTTCACTTCAAAAGGCTGACCATTAGTTGCTTTCTCAACCCAACTGCCATACGAATACGCAAAGCCCCAAATAAAGCAGCATAAGCAGAAGAACAACGTAAACCAGATGCTATTCATTCCCCGCCTCCGTATATTGATTCGTGGTCTTTGATGCATCCCTTCAAGTAACCCATCCCGTCTTTGGTTTTCGCAACTAGCTTTGCTTTTTCTATTCCACCGAACTGATCCACGATGCGGATGCTTTCCAACATCATTTTCAGGTCATTGATTTTTACTGGTTCAAAGCCACGCTTCTTGAAGTACTCGCCATCGTTATCAGTTAAGTTCCAAGCCTCATGAATGCCATTGTGAAATTCAAACTGTGGTTTTGTTCTGAAGTAGTAGCCATCTTGGAAGCTCTCAGCATTGCTAGGCGCCCCATCAACCACCTCTCGCGCCTTCTCCGCCCCGTACTCACGAATAAACTGTTCCGGTTTCATTGTTGTAATTCCTCATCTAACTGAGCAGCGAATACATCTAATGTTTCAAGTAGATCAAGCTGCCCAATATCGTATTTATATGTTTGCCACTCGCCTTCACGTGGTACGCGCTGTAAGCCTGTTTGCTCTTGCCACAACATGATGAATTGCTCACCGTGGATGTACTCTGGAATGGATCCAGTAGACCAAGAAGAAACAGTGCTGCCACCTGACACATCAAGGACGTAGGCGATCTTTTCGTGTGACCATCCAAGGTTGCGTAAATCTAGAATCATGCGGTTGAAGTCTGGACGCTTATAACCTCGGCGTTGGCGCAAGAATTCTTTGGCTTTTTTCTTAGTTTCGAGAAAACGCGCGCGTGCGCGAGGGTTGTCTGTAAAAGCTGTACTATCAACACGCATATTCATCTCCTAGACCTCGCTAACCTTGAGCTTAATAAGCCCGCCTTTGATGACATTTCCACGCTTTACTAGAAGCTCATCGAACTGTTCATCGTCCACACATAGCCCGCATTTCACTAAGCTATCGATAGTCGCTTTTAGGTAGTTATCGATGTCTCGACATTGACGTGTAGGAAAATGAAAAGTCACTTCTAATTTGAGTCGTGCAGTTGATTTATGAGCCGGCACAACTTGGCGAACCAATGCATGAAAATCACGTGCTTTATTGCTTAGAAATCTTCTTTTTCCAGAAGCTACCCAGTAGTGATTTACTGACGGTGGTGCAGTTTTAATTTCACAATCTAAAATGACTTTTAATCCATCTTCGTAAAGCGCTCTTATTTCGCTTGTATCAGCTATTTTTTCCTTAAGTGGTACATACACATCACTTTCGATTAAACGTGGCTGTAATGTGCCTTTTTGTGCGTTATTTCGCTTGTTTTGAATTGACTCAAACTCTTTTTCGCTTATTCTCATTCTTCTTCTCCAATTTGATGATATTTTGCTGGGCAGTCTTTAGGCGCGATAATGTTTCTTGTGTGCATGTCCCAGTGTTTTTAACTCTCTCAACCAGACAAGCACTAACCCCTAGCTGTCTAGCAAGTGCAGCTTGCCTTCCATATTTTGAAGTCATCCAATTAACGAGTTGGTTTACATCATTTGGATTAGCTCTCTCTGAAATCTTCTTTCGAGCAGTAGGTGCTGGAGTTTCTTGTTGTGCTTTAAGCTGCTCTAACAGGCCAGCTCTTCTAAGTTTTACGTACAAACATGCAGCTGCTCTTGTTTCAGCAGTCTTTAATCCATGGTTGTAAGCACAACGCAATGCCATCATTTCCTTGTAGTTCATCTGCCTACCGCCCTCGCATCTTTCCAATTGCACTCAATGGTTGTGAGTCCGCCATGTTGGAATCGTGACCAAAGGCGATCACCCAAATCATTTTTGAGTTGTTCAAGTGTCATGTTTGAAATGAGCATCGTTGCCTTGCATGCGTCATAGCGTGAGTAGAGAACTTTGTGCACTAGCTCTAAGCGCTTATCACGGTCATGCAATCCGTACTCGTCAAGAATGAGCAAATCGTAGGTTGTGAACTCATGAATTACTGATTGCTCTGATTGATCTTTAGTGTCCTTGTCCCACGCTTTCATGATGCGTTGAGCCAATTCTTCGCTTGTGATGTAGCGTGCATAGTTGCCTTTCGCTAAAAGCGTTCTTGCAGTTGCACATGCCAAATGTGTTTTACCTGTTCCAGTACTTCCGACCATGACTAGGTTTTCGACTTCGCCCTTCACGATTTTTTTGGCAAAGCTTGCTGTTTGAGTTAAAGCGTTCTTTTGCCCAGCTAAAGGCGTGTTGTAATTTCTGAACCCAGCGTTTTTGTGACGTTCTGGAATCATTGCCCCTGCAAAGTGTTTTTCACGTACTGACTTCTGAACTTCAAACGCATGTTCTTGGTTTGCTTTTTCCACATACTCGATTGCACATTGTGGGCAGCCTTGGAAGCCTCCCATGATGATTTCTTTCACGTTGTGTTTAGTGCAGAAACCTGAACCTTGTAAAACCTCTGGATTAAGCATTGCGTTCATAGCATCCAATCCTCCAATTCAACTGGTTCAACTGGATCGTAGTGCGTTGGTTGATTAGACCAAGCATCGTTAACGTTGCGTGATGTTTGAGGCTGTGCAGGCTTACGACTTGAGAAGTTGCGTTTAATCCACTTCACAAAGTTTGTGTACATTTGGGTATCTGTAAGCAAACCCGCTTCAAGTTTTGTTGAGTAGTACCCGTTGATCTCAAGTAACCAACCATCGACTTCGGCTTGAGTCATTTTTGCGATACCTGATCTTTGCAACCAAGCATTCAACGAATCCAAATCTGGAGTCCAAAGTTTGAGCACTGTATCGACTGGATTTTCGCTACATGTATTTTCTTTAAAGTTTTCTTTAATATTTTCTTTTGTAGTGTCCCCATTTTCGGGAGTAGTCCCCTCCCCATTTTTGGGAGTAGTCCCCTCCCCATTTTTGGGAGTAGTCCCATTTTCAGGTAGTACCTTATTTTGGGATTGGTTTTCTAACAAATAATAGGTGTTTAATCCGCCAGTTTTACGCTCAACTTTGATTAAACTTTTCTGTTCAAGTTCTTTAATTGAGGCATAGACCTTATCTGTTTTTTTGATACCGCACGCTTCTTGAAATTGCGTAGTAGCAATCTTGTCTGAACTGCGATTAAAACCAGAAGTCTGACGAATTATTAGCATCAAACATTTAAATGCCTTGTCGCTTAATTGCGCCATTATTTGCTCGTCAATTAAAGAGTTAGGCAATCTTGTGTAGCCTTCTTCTTTCTTTGACATATCTTGTCGCTCTTGTTTTGGAAACTGAATAACTTCACCTTGTGGTGAGTCATGTTTATGTGCTAAATTCATGTTTCGATCCTATTTCATTGCTTTGCATTGGAATGGCAGATAAGGCTCAATTGGTTACGACAATTGGGCTTTTTTTGTGCCTGTGGTTTATGTGGATTTGGTGCCATTTCAAGCTCAAACGGCTCAGGCGTATTCCTTGTATCTTCGGTAACTGTGGTCAGATCGATAGGAATTTGTAGACAATTAAGCATCTCCTCAACCTCGTAGATTATGTCCATGGCAGCTATACGCATTAGCTCAGATGAGCCGTTTAACTTTCTAGAACGCGCAATACGCTCTAATTTGATTTTCATTTCTTCCGTGCACTTAAAGGTGACACTTGCGGTTAATTTCTCAGCCATGTCACCACCTAAGCCGCTTTTATCGTGTGTGGGATGTTGGGATTAACAAGCAATAATTTAGAGGCCGAACCTTCAGGAACCATATCGCCCCATAAGCTAACTGCTTGTTTACTAATCCCAATTGCTTTTGCCACACCGACTTTGGTTTTGAACGCCTGAATGGCGTCACTTTTCTTCATCAGTACTTGCACTTTCTTTACTCCAGTAAACAAAGACAAGTAAAGCATACTTTACTTAATGAAATCAAGCAAACTTTACTTATAAAAAGTTAAGCTAGCTTTACTAATTTGGGAATTTTTATTATGTCTTCGCTTCAAGAACGCATGCATCAAGCCAAAAAGCACTACGAATCAACTCGTAATAAAAAACTAAAAAACACAGAAATGGCTGAATTCTGTAAAGTAAGTAAAGCAAGTGTTGGTCAGTGGTTTAATGGACCAACAAAAGAACTGGATGGCAGTAACTTGACTCTTGCAGCAGAATTCTTAGGTGTTAACCATAAATGGCTTGCTGGCGAACGTGCCCCAATGCTGCTAGATAAAAAATCAGATGCGAATGTAGTATTTAATAATGATGAAATTAGCAAAATTCCTGTACTAGATTATGTACAAGCTGGCCTTTTTAACTCTGTTGGTTACGATGGGGTAAATCCAATAGGTGAAACTTATACGACTTATAAATCAGCAAAAGAAAAAAGTGTATTTAGTCTTACCGTTCAGGGTGACAGTATGTTGCCAGACTTTAAACCAGGTGATCTTTTAACAATCGACACAGCATTAATGCCTCAGCCTGGTTCTTTTGTGGTAGCTCAAAATGGTGACTATGAGGCAACTTTCAAGAAGTATCGAGTAATTGGATATGATGATTTTGGAAGGGAAATTTTTGAATTAGTTCCTTTAAATCCAGACTACCCAACACTTTCATCACTTAATCACAATATATCAATTATAGGTGTGATGGTCTTACACATGAGAAAATATAAATAACAGGTATTAATATGGAATACATCATTTATGTGCTGGCAGTACTTGGTGTAATTTTTCTGTTTATATTCATTTGGATATTTAAAATAATAATTCAAACGAAACGAAACATTAAAATTAAACCAAGACCATTTACAAATGCAGAAGATTTAATCAACTTCATTAGGGCCGTTTTTGAATGCAAGTTGAAACATAAATCCATTTTGTTCGGTTTTGTAGAGTCAACTTATAGAAATAATGGTTTTACAGGTCTTTCAGACCCACATTTAGAAGTAGATGTGTCTATTGTTATTGACAATGGTTATAAAAAAATAGAAGCGACTTGCCCAGTTGTGAATGCGAATCTAGCACAAGGTGATTTTGTGGCTATCATGCCTATTTATAATCAGAGACATGACATATGGAGTTATGTAGTTACAGCTAAACTAAAAGCTATTTACCTTGGGGATAAAGGGTTTCAAGTAGTAGACCGATTTGTGGAATTAGAATAATCAAATATCCTCTTAATGACCCACTTCGGTGGGTTTTTTATTTTCTAAGAAATAAAAAAGTAAAGCTTACTTAAAAATAATTAGTAAAGTAGGCTTTACAATGTCTGCAAGGTAAAGTATGCTTTACTCACCTTATAAACAAAAACCGCCTTAGGGGTCGAAGTCTAGGCGGTTTGCATCTAATGCGGAGATAAGTATGAATATAAAAGCCAACATAGTCAAATCTATGGGATTCGTAGGAGTGGTTAGTGCTCTAACTGCTGCTTATGCATTCACCCCAGCTAACAACGAACCTGTAACTGTTGTTGCTCCTTTCAAAGTTGAATCAATCGATCCTGAGAATGAACAAGCTGTACTTCAAACAGCTAATGAAAAGTTCACTTTGGAAGTTGAATTTGATGCTCAGTATTCAATTGATGGCAACGGCTATCAATCATGGCGTGATGTTGAAATTAACGAGATTAAAGATATTCGTGTTTATGACGAAGATGGAGAAGTCTTGGCTTACGTTGATCGCTTAGACGTAGTTGAAATTAAAGACCTTATCGAATCAGGGATTAGAGAGCGCATTTAAGCGCTCCATGGTGAATGTTATGAATGCACATCCTGAAATTATCGAAGTATCAAGACTTCAAAAACTTATTAAAGATTCTGTAAATGCCCTGCTTCCACTTTCTAGCGAGAAAGACACAGTCATCACTGATGGTGGGAATTGGATTCATCTTCGCTATGTAGGTCGCGGTACTGAGCAAATCCAATTAGAGCTAAGCGATCAGTTCTCTATTAAGACAAAGATCGCTTACTTAAGCGAAACGTTAAAAAGATTGGCTGAAATTAGAAATGAGTTGAGAGGTGGGTGATGGGAACTAGACATTTAATTTGTGTGCAGCACGACAATGAATACAAAGTTGCAAAATATGGTCAATGGGATGGTTATCCAAGTGGTCAAGGTGTTGGAATATTAGAATTCTTAAAGGGGGAATTTAACAAAGCTCTTTTTATTCAGAAGCTAGACAACATCTTTGAACCTACCGATGAGCAAGTTAAAGCTTGGTACAGAGAAGCTGGCAATACTCGTGATGATGGTTATGTCTACTTTGAAGTATCTAAACGTTTTTCAGATAAATACCCTTCTTATTCACGTGATGCTGGATCAGACATTTTGGGGATTATCCAAAATTCTGAATCACCTATTCCAATGCGCAAGTATCTTGAATTTGCTGCTGAATCACTTTTTTGCGAATGGGCGTATGTAATTGACCTAGATAAAAACACTTTTGAAGTTTTTCAGGGTTTCAATAAGTCGCCTTTAGATAGTAATGAAAGGTTCGCTTCGGTTACCTCACCAGATAGCAATGAAGGTTATTACCAAGTGAAATTTTTGGAATCATTTGATTTAGATAATTTGCCATCTGAAGAAGATTTTATTGCTCAGTTAGAACGTGAAGTGGATTAGGAGAAGATTATGAATGCGCCAGTAAATACACAAGTTAATGAATTACAAGTATTAGAACAAAACGTAATTGTAGCGGCTTTCGCTAAACGCGGTGGTACAGATGAATTGTATGAGCGTATTGCTCAAGAGGTTTGTTCTCATGTGCCAGATGTAAGTACTAAAAAAGGCCGTGATGCGATTGGTTCGCTTGCTTTAAAAATCAGTAAGTCAAAAACGCTTATTGAGAAATGTGGCAAAGAATTAGTAGCTGAACAAAAAGCTCAAATCAAAGTGATTGATGATGATCGAATCTCAATTGTTAAGAAGCTTGATTTATTACGCAATGAGGTTTTGGCACCACGTGATGCTTGGGAGCAGGCAGAGAAAGATCGTGTTGAAAAACACCAACAGGTAATTACTGGACTTAAGAATAATGCTCTTGTTTCTAGTGATGCAACTGTAAGCGACATCAAAGAAGTCATCTCTATTGTTGAGAACACAAATGTTGATTCATCACTAGAAGAGCATGAACAAGAAGCGAAACTAGCAAAGCTTGAAACATTAGAGCATTTACGCACCGCCCTTTCTGCACGCGAGAAATATGAGGCAGAGCAAGCAGAACTAGAATGCCTACGTAAAGCTGAGCAAGAACGTTTACAACGCGAACATGAGCAACGCATTGCACATGAAGCTGCTGAAAAAGCCCGCCTTGAAGCTGAACGTAAAGCCAAAGAAGAAGCTGATCGTGTGGAACGTGAAAAACAAGAAGCTATTGCAAAAGCAGAGCGTGAAAAACGTGAAGCCTCTGAACGTGAAGCTCGTTTAGTTGCTGAAAAAGAAGCGGCTGAATTACGTGCACAACATGCTGCCGAAGCAGAACGTAAACGTATTCAGGCTGAACAAGCTGCAAAGCTAGAGGCTGAACGTCAAGCAGAAGAGGCGCGTCAAGCAAACCAAGCTCACCGTAAAAAAATCTGTAATGAAGCACTTAAAGGATTATTGGCTTTGGGTATTGATGAAGCAAAAGGCAAAGAGATTTTGCAAGCAATCAATAAAGGCTTTGTTCCGCACGTATCTATTAAATTTTGAGGATTAGAAGATGAACGCACCTGTAAACGGAACACTTATTACTACACAGATTGCAAATGTTGCGGAAACTCTTGGCTTGGTAAATGTTAATCCACAAGAGTTAAAGGAAACACTGATTCAAACAGCTTTCCGCACTGAAACACCTGCGACTGATGCACAAATGGCTTCTCTTTTGATTGTTGCTGGTCAATACAAGCTGAACCCGTGGACTAAAGAAATCTATGCTTTTCCAGATAAAAACAAAGGGATTATTCCGGTTGTTGGCGTGGATGGCTGGTCTCGAATCATTAATGGAAACTCTAATTTCAATGGTATGGAATTTAAGTTTTCAGAAAATATGGTTCAGATGGAAGGCGCGAAAGTTGCTGCACCTGAATGGGTTGAATGCATTATCTATCGTAAAGACCGTGACCACCCTACTGTTGTTCGCGAGTATTTAGCAGAGTGTTATCGTGCACCATTTAAGTCAAAAACTGGATATGTAGTTGAAGGACCATGGCAGAGCCATCCTTCTCGCTTCTTGCGTCACAAAGCAACTATTCAATGTGCACGTTTGGCTTTTGGTTTTGTTGGTATTCATGACCAAGATGAAGCAGAACGTATCGCTGAAAGTGGGCAGCCTATTAAGGATGTCACAAGTGAAGTGCCAGAAGGCTACCAAGTCTTTGAAGATGAGCATTTACCTACGCTCAAATCAGAAGCTCAATACGGTACTGAACGTTTGCAAGCTGCTTATGTGGCAATTCCAAAGGGAAATCTTAAAAAGCACCTTTGGGAAGTTCACTCAATTAGCTTAAAAGAAATTGCTCAGTTTGCTGATCAAGCTTTACAGCGCCAAGGAGAAACATATGAACATTCTCCAGCGTAGTGAAGATTGGCATTCGGAACGCTGTGGCAAAGTCACAGCAAGCCGAGTTAAAGATTTAAATGCAAAGCCCAACAAAGGCAAAGCTTTAAATGCATTGGGTTTAACTATTCTAGCTGAGCGCCTAACTGGCGTTCAGAAGGAAATCTTCACAAACGCAGCTATGCAATGGGGTATCGACAATGAGCCTCATGCAATAGCAGCTTATGAAAATGAAACAGGTAACTTTGTAGTAGGTACAGGTTTAATTGACCATCCTTTCATTGAAATGTTCGGGGCTTCACCAGATGGGCTTGTGGGCGACAATGGGCAAATCGAAGTTAAGTGCCCAGACACTACAACGCATTTGAATACCCTTCTGACTAAGCAAGTGCCGGATGAGTATATCCCTCAGATTACATGCCAATTGTCTTGTACTGGTCGGGAATGGTGTGACTTTGTGAGCTATGACCCACGTCTACCAGAAGGATTACAAATCATCATTATCCGCGTCTTTGCTAAAGACTTGGCGATAGAAGCATTAGAGCAAGATGTTCGCAAGTTCAACAAAGCTATAGATGACGCAATTAAAACATTGAAGGTGGCAGCATGACAGATCAAGAATACAGAGGGAATATGAACTACCCTTTTCAAGATCATATCGTTTTGAATGTCGAAGAAAATGTTGTTCCTTTTCCAAGAACAAATCTGCGTAAGTGTCAGCATGCACAAGTAGAGATTGACACTAAAGCTTTAGAGCTTACATGCATGAAGTGCGGAGCAAAAGTAAACCCTGTGATGTGGATCAAAGACACTATGAAATATTGGTCCCGACAGCAAGCAAGGATTACAGAGCAGAAAAAGCAGATTAGTGAAGACCTTGATGAGCTAAAGAAAAGAGCCCGAACCAAGTGTCAGCACTGCAACAAGATGACTGCTATTAACTTAAAGAATTTCAAATTTACAGTAATTGGGTGATGACATGACAGATTTGAATAAGGAAAGAGAGGCGCTTGTAGCTCAAATTGAAGTTTTCAAGAAAGAAACTATGGAGCTTTGGTTTGTGCCTGATTTAGCTGACACGTACAAAAATAAGGATCTATTCAGCTATTCAATTATGGATGGTGAAGTCTTCTTTATGCGTGAACAAGCCCGCCAATTATGGAGCTTTTGGAATAAAGCCAAAGCTCAGGCGGTGCCAGAGGGGTATGTACTAATGCCCAAGGTGCCAACTGAGAAGATGTTCCAAGCATACGAACGATCTTCAGTCGCTCCGATGTCGACGCTGAGTAAAACTGGATATAAGGCAATGGTTGAAGCAGCAGGTGATCAAAATGAAAACTCTTAAAATTACTTGGCTTGATGCCTGCTCTAATTGTGGTTTTGGCGACTATGCAGAAGTAACAACTGAACGTGGCATTGGGTGCTACTTGTGGGATGGGGACAAGGTTCAGTGTCCTAATTGCAATCACAAGGGTGAAATAGAATGTGATTCAGGGGTTGCCTTTGTCAATTGGGATGAAGTTGAAGAAGCAAGCGAATCGGGAGCTGAGGGATGAGTGAAGAATACCTAAAAGAGAGACTTTACTGGGCTTTGCGTTCGAGCAAGACAAAGAAAAAACAACTCAATTGGCACCATGCCATGTATATGGCTTTTACAGGGGCCTCACATGGATATCAGCTTTGTGTTGATCTTGGAGTAGATCCAGAAGGTACAGATTTTGTTAAAGCGGAAAGTAAGGAGGGGTAATGGAAATTGATCGTCGTGTACGTGCTAAAGAGTTTATGATGCTAATGTCTATTGGCCGGACTAAATTCTATCGCATGATTAAGAATGGTGAAATTCCTCAACCTATCAAGGTAAGTGACAAAGAGGTATTTTGGCACGAATCTAGTGTTAAGAAAGTTGTCGAAAAACACAAAGATAATTCTGATATGATAGCCTGCTAA